AAGCGAGCTGTGTCGGCCCGATACCACTCGGGGCTACGCTCAGGGTTACGTTGCCGGTCAGCTGGCCACCGCCTGTCAGCCCGGTTCCTGCAAGCACCTGCCTGGTGGTTGGGACGCCGGAGTAGCTCAGGATGTCAGCAACTTGGACTTTGTAGGTTGTGCCAGCACGGGTGTATGCCATGAAGCCCTGGTCGGAGGGAGCCGGGTCAAGGGGCAGGCCGGTGATGGCGACGGGGATTAAATTACTTGGCACCGTCATAGCGTGATGTACCTCGGGTCGGATCCGTCTGTGGTGACGAAGGCATCGCCGTTATTTGTAATGAAGCCGAAAGGATTGGTTGCCAGGCTCAGATCAGGGCGAACGAATGGCAGGACAATCTGGTCCGGCGCTCGAGGCGCAAGCCGGTACGGGTCGTACTGGTCGCTGTCTTGCTTGCACACCATCAGCGCAGGATAGTTGGGATCCGGCGACAGTTCATGCAGGGGCATTTTGCGGCTGCAGCGGGCGCATAGTCCGATGCCGAGCGTGGGGTTTCCTGTTGTGTCAAGGAATACGCTCATGATTACCTCGTGTACGGCGAGATGTAGGGCTGGACGAACGTGGACGAGCCATCGTTGTCACCGTCACGCGCCATCTGAACCGCCACAATGGCCCTCTGTTCAAGCTGGGGCACCAGGCCTGCCTCAACCTCAGGAGTCTCCTCGGCGACCTTGAACGCCAGCATGGCCACAATGGCGTCCATCCACCGCTGGGGCACCTCAATCTCTTGCTGCAGGGTTCCGACATCCATGATGTGGCGCTGGCGCCAGCACACCAGCAGACAAGTCTCTGCAGGCTCGTACGGGGCAGGCCAGAGGTTCAGAACCGGCTGCGGCAGATCGCGCTGGAACCAGTAGCTGTTCGGTCTGCTCGGGAAGATGAAGTTGTTCTGCTGGACGTACTGGTCTTGGTTCAAAACACCCATCGGTATCTCGTTGGGCGTATTGGCAAGGTAGACCTGGGAGTAGGTCAGGGTTCCCGTGGAGGTAATGCGGAAGAACGTGTACTCATTGGCACCGTAAATGTCGGTCCAGCTCCACTCGCCCGAGGTGGCGCCAGCAGCCACAGTGCCGACCGTAGTGTAGGTGATGTCATCGTTGGACACGGCCAGGGTCAGCGTCGAACTGGTGGTGGCCCACTTGACGCCCACTGTGACAACCTGGGTGGCTGCGGAGAACTGCACTTTGTACGTGTTGGATGTCGTGGTCACCGTGCCAGTCACTTGGGACATGGTGCGGTAGTTCAGGTTCATGACCTCGACAGTACCTACCGGCAGCGTGACCAGCGGCTGGTTCTGGTACATGGGCAGCAGGATCTTCTCAATGCACCAGCTGGGGGCTTTGGCATTGGCGAGGCTGGACAGGTAGAGGTAGAGCGCGTCCTGGGCGTAGGACTGCATCTCTGCTGTGACTCGCTGCGGCGCAAGACGGCAACGACGGAAGGCAGTGTCGATCACCTTCCGCGTGTTGAATGTCGTCGTGCTGACAGTGCCGGACGTTGCCATTTTCAGTTCCCAGAGAATTGGAATCTGGCTGCTGATCCAGCACGCCCGGTGGTGCGATTATACTCTCAGGCCCGCTTTTTGCGAGCCTCACTCATGGCAATTGCTACAGCTTGGTCACGGTTTTTGACGACCGGGCCAGACTTGCTGCCAGAGTGCAAATCGCCGCGCTTATATTCACCCATCACGCGACCGACCTTTGCCTGCTGGCCTCTGCTCATGCCACCAGACTTCATCGGAAGCATAGGCGCTTGGGAAGCCGTAGGAACTGCTCGAGCGCCAGGGGCTGGCATAGGCATGCCCTGCATCGGAACGCCAGGCATCGAGCCTGTCTGCGAGGCCTGAGCCAGCATCTGCATCAGCACCTGCTCTGCCATGGCATCAGACTGCTTGTCGTTGCGGCGTGCTGCAGGCTTTTTGGCAGGGGCTTTCTTGTCTGCCTTCTTGCTCTTGCCGCCCTTTTTCATCTCGACCTGGCAGCCAGTGGCGCAGGCCATGCCACCCTTGGCGTACTGGCCGGCAGTCTTGATCTTGCCGGATGCGCCGGAGACGTTTTTCTGGGTAGCTTCTTTCATGGCCGTCTTGGCGTTGGCCGTGCGCAGGGGGCGCATGTCGTTCGGGGTCTGCTTGGGCACAGCAGCATCCAGGGGGGCTTTGCGGACAGCACCACCGCGCATGTAGGCCTTGACCTCGGTCTTGCCGGTGGATCCGCTGTAGCCGTTGGCAGAGTCGAACTTGAAGTCTTTAACGTATTTGCAGCCCATGATCGTCTCCGTCAGGCGTAGGTTTTGATGGCTTCAATGATGATCGTATAGCGGTCACCTGCAGCAGCACCAACCGTAGAGAACAGCACATCACCAGTCTTGCCAGCACCTGCGTTGTTGGGCAGGCCGCCGAACGAACTGTAGTCCATCAGGTAGAACTGGTTTTCTGGGATGGTCTCACAGATCAGGTCTGTGGTTGCGTCCCAAAGGATGTCGACGCCCATGCCGTAGGTTTGCGCCCAGATCTTGTTGATCTTGACACCATTGCAGGCGTTGCCGGCTGCGCTGGGGTTCAGGGCGGACACGTCGATTTTGATTACGCCAGTTTCACCACCGCTGTCGGAGATGTTTGTGAACTTGCCAATGAAAAGCCGCTCGCCATCTAAGATGGTCTGCGAGGTAACTGCGTCAGCCATGTGCCGCTCCTGAATCTGTTGGTTGCACAGGCTCAGGCTCCTCAAGACGCCTGAGCAACATCTGATAGGCCGAGATCGTGGCCTGGGCTTGAACTACAAACGTGCTTGCCTTCTGTAGCTCAAGGTCAAGGTCAGCGATCTCGCCGATCAGAAACTCCTTCGTGACTTGCATTAGCTGAAGGAGGCGTAGGCCGGAACGTAGTAGTCCGTGCCACCGATGCGCACCTTGATCGCCTTGGCAACCGTGGCCACTGCAGTTGCGGTCGGAGCAACGGTAGCAGCGGGGCCGGTCTCAATGTTGACCAAGTTCTGCACTTCGCCCGTCTGCGAGCCGCTGTCGGTCACGCGAATAAACGAGGACGCTGCACCCAGAGTCACGTTGGTGCTGTAGTCGGTGTCCAGCTGCAGGACAGCAAGCGTGCCACCAGGGGTCGTTGCAGAGCCGCCCAGCGTAGCGCGGATAGCATTAGCAGCACCCGAGATGGTGCCGGTGGTGTTGATCGACGTTGAGATATGGGCGCCGTTGATCGTGCCAGCGGTGGCAGCACCTGCGCCAGTAACTACGGAGAGCGCACGCAGCGTCTCGCCGGAGCCGGTCGAGGTAAATGCCAGGCGCTGGTAGGACAGGCGCGTATCACCAGTGGTAGCCGAGGTCGTGCCATACGAGCTGTTGATGTTGCTCGCCTGGGTAACAGAAACAGGATTTGATGCGGTGCCGCCGATGAAGCCGTTAAGCGATTGAACGGGGCCGGAAAATGTAGTCTGAGCCATTGCAGAATTCCTCTTGCACGAGTTACCCGTGAGTCTGTGCAACGTCCGTCAGGCCGGTCGCACGGGTTGATGTTGCCTGAAAAATCCCCCATCGGGCGGCTGACTTCGGGAGAAGGGTTGCCGCCGTCAGGGGGAGGTATTACTTACGCGCCCGTCGTACCGAAAACAGCACGGGGGTCGGTCCAGCCGAGGTCATAACGCTCGGTAGCCTTGTAGCGCATGGAGTCGGTTTCAAAGTCACCTTCCATGCTCTTCTCAAGACCACGACGCATCATCAGCTTCAGGCCTTCCGGCGCATCAGTCTGTACCCACCAGGCGGTGGTCGAGGTGATACGGGAAAGGTTAGCCTGGCCTTCAGCGAGCAAGCCCATGGATTTCACGGGGTTGATGTCGTTGTCGGCGGTGCCAACCCGCAGTGCGCTCTTCAGCAGGGTCTCTGCCTGGAACACGTTGCTCGGGCCGGTAACGATCTTGAGCGGGTTGAGGCGGATACGTTTGCCGTTGTTGTCCACAGCGTTGCGGATCTGGATCAGGATCTGCTCAAGGGAGGTCTGCGACAGAGCCGCAGCGGTCGTCAGCTGGTTGCTGAAGGTGCCGTTTACAATCGGGTGGTCAGTAGCAACGAGGGTCTTGCCGTCGCCGCCAGTGTAGCCCGAGGTGAACGCACGGTTCAGGATGTTCGCTGCCAGCGTTTCTTTCGTTTCGATCAGAGACTGAGCCAAGTGCTTGGCGTAGGTCTGGCCGATACGGATGTGGTCGCCGTCTTCTACCAGGACTTTCGTCAGGGCGAAGGCAAGGCCGTACACCTTGTAAACGTAACGCTGCAGGAAGAGTACACCACCGCTCTGGTAGGTCACCGGCATGCCGTCAGGCAGTTCGGGGGCCGCACCAAAGCCGTAGAGAACCGGCTCTTCATGGTAGTTGCGCGGAATGCCTTTCTGCTCGCGGAACACCATTTTCCATTCATCGGCACGCTGGTCGTACACACCGTCGAAGGTCTCGTTCAGAATTGGCTCAACAATAGAGCGAAAATCTGTACTGCGCATCGGAGTAGCCATGGGTCAGCCTCCTTATACCGAGTTCACAGCAGCTTTGTAGTGGTGTTCGTTAATACGAACCGTGACCACGACGTAGGCATCTGTGAGGGAATCGTTGATGTTATAGCCAAAACCCGTGATCTGGAACTGGCCACTGGTGGCCTGAATCGCAGTCAGGAGGGTGTTCGACAAGCCAGTTTGGGTAGAGCCGCCAGGCGAGGCAACAGTCCAATCACACTCTTCGCCGACAGCGGTCTGAACCGTGGTGCCTGCGGAGGGGTTGTTGTACTGCACATCAAACAGCGTCTCGGGGTCGTCATAGACCCAGGCAACGATGTTAGTGGCGGTCGTGCCGGAGGGCCAGAAAGGCGATACCTGGGGACGACCCGTGGCATCGTAATACTGGCAACCAGCGAAAATACCCAGCAGCGAGATACCATCAACGGTGCCCGAGCGGGTGCCGTCAGAGGTGCCGAGCTGGACAACGCCGTTATCCGTCAGCTTTACCGGGTCGCCGGAAAAGACGTTGGCAGCGTAGGTGGACGCAATCGTGTAGGCTTTCGGACGCATTTGACCACTGTTGTGATACGAAGGCCGAAAGCCAAAGGGTGCGCTAATCGAAGACATAGCATTTACTCCTTTGGTTGATGAACAATTTTATACGAAGTCAGATTTCAAACCTGGCTTCGCGCTCATCCACAATGTTCGACATACCGTCACCGATTGCCACACGAGAGCCGCGGCGCTGGGCCTGCTCGGTCAGAGAGTCTACAGTGTCCTGCAGCTTCTCCTCTTCACGCAGCGGGGCAGCATAGTGCGCCTCGTGCATGAACTTCTCGTACAGAGACTGTGGCAGTTTGAATGCCAGCATCTCGTTCACACCAATAAAGCCCTGCCACTCGCCAGTTTTCATTGTGGCGTATTCCCAGCCCGGTACGTCTTCGGGCTTTACAGGGTGATACCCGAGGCGCATGCGGCCTTGGATACTGTCCCTGGGATTCGTAGTGGTCAACCAACAGGTGTGGTATCCCGGAATCTTCGGCAAGTCTGGCAAAGCAGACTGGAAAAATTGCTGTCGGAACATCTCAACCCGCTCATCGTCAGAGATTTCGCGATTCTCAGTAACGGCTCGGTCACTCATTTCGCGGTTGTCTCTGCTTCGGTCAGCAGATTTCTTCAGGCGTTCGTCAGTCATGGTCTCGCTCCTTTCAGCGATTGGTTCAGATTTATCATGGTTTTTTGTGACAATGCAACATCAGCGCGTGTTTTGACGGTCATAGTCCATGTATCGCTTGATGTATTTGTTGCGCAGGACAGGATCGTCCCATACGCCAGCCTCGATCATGGCTGACTTGCGCTCAGGGCTGATGTACACCTCGCGCCTGCCGGATGACGACCCGCCGTCACCACGACCAGATCCGATCTGCGGACCACCTCGAGGGCGCCCGGTGTCGGATCTCTCTGCAGCACGCTTTGACTCAAACTTCTCTGGAAGGCGCTTTCGCACGCGCTCACGTAGTTCGTCCCAGTAGTCTTCGCTGTTAGGGTCAAGACCCTGGCGGACAAGGGCTGCGTCCAGTGCCAGCACGATTGCGCTGTCTTCGTCCTTACCCTCTGGATCGTACCAGCCGTGCTCGCGGATGAACTCCTGAGCCATTTCAACCTGTCTGGCAGGGGGCATCTCTGCGGCTCGGGTCTGCGCCTGCTGCATTACGCTCTGCTCGTAGGCTTTGCGCTGCTGGAGCTGGGCGACGGCTGCACGGGCCTGGTCGCGGTACTGCATGGCCTTGCTGGCGTCTTCACCGTTCTTCGCGGTGATGGCTTTGGCGAACACTTGCTCGGCCAGGTCGGCACGGCGGGCAGCATCAGCGATCATGGCATCGAGGCCGCTGATCTCGTTCTGCTTCATCTTGCCTTCAATCTGCGAGAACCTGCGCTCCAGTTCCTCGTTGCGGCGTTGCAGGAACGTCAGCTCGGTCTTGTCCCGCTTTTTGGCCTCGTCCTGGCGCTGTTTGCGCTCACGCTTTTCTAGTCGACGGCGCTCTCGGATGGCCTCGCGGTCCTCTTCGACCCCGCTGTCGTCATCGCCAGATACCTGCCTGGAGTCGTCTTCCCCCAGGTCAAGGTGCTCGCCTCGCTGTTCGTCTTCGACAATGTCAATGTCATCGTCGTCATCGTGTTCGGTGATTTTGTCTTGTGCCATTGCGTACCTCCTTCAGGTAGGCTGCTCTTAGATAAAGGCTTTCATCTGTGTCGGATCGCTGGTGATCAGGCCGATGATGTCGAGGTCGTTGAAGATCACAAACAGCGCCGAGCCTTTGTCGCCCAGCTTGATTTCCCACCGATCTCCGCCGTACTTGGGGACGCGGACGAATTGGCCTGGCTCACACCAGTCCCCTTCCGGCCACGCTTGCATGGTGTTGCGGTTTTTAAATGCCAGAGGGCCAGTGCTCACAACCTTGGCCGCTTGGGTGTTCCACTTCTCTGTTTCTTGTGTGTCGTTGTGCAGGATGATTCCGCCTGCGGTCTTGTTCATGGGGTTACGAATCTGTACCAGTACGCGGCTTCCAAAAGGCTTCACTCCCGGATCAGCTACCGGGAACGCCTCTTCTACTGCGGACTCAAAGGTCGTCTTTTCCATCTCGTTCCTCTTTAATCATGTTGATAATTTCTGCGATGCACTGCTCAATCCCGATGACCACGCCGGAAATCTGTCCGTAGGTGAACTGATCTTTTTCTTGCGGGGCCATCAGGGTTTTAAGGGCGAACTCCTGTTGTGCTGCTTTCAGCCGCCCGATTAGCACGCTCTCTCTCATTTGTTGGTCACCTGTTTGGTGCTGCACTTTTCAGCCTGCATGGTGTCTTTCTTGCCGCCAACGCTGGGCGGGTTGTTGATGGGCATACCCATCGCCATCCGCTTGTGCTGCGGTATCAGGTTACTGTCCTTCATGCCTTTCATCTCTTTCATGGCACCCTCCTTAGGGCGTTGGGTTTATGCCGGTCCCGGTTGAGACGGCAAACTTTTCGCCTGACTTGATCTCCGCCTCGGCAAGCATGAGGGCGGTTTGATTGTCGGACGTATTCATGCGCTCGCGTGCATCAATCTCTGCTGCGGTACGGCGGTCCTCTGCAACCTGGCGCATCTGCTCTTTCTGCAGGTCGGACATGTCGCGTGCGGCCTGTTCCTGCAGTTTGATCTGACGCTCGGCCTGCTTGTCTGCCAGCCTTTGCTGTTCAAGCTGCAATTTCTGCATGGCGTCTTCGGCATCCTGACGCAGTCTCTGCATGTCGATCTGCTGATTCATCTGTGCAATAGCCATGCGCGGATCCGGCGGCGGCATGTTCCCAGGAGATTGGGGCGGCAGAATGCTTTGCAAGTAAGCAATCAGCTTGGACACGTTGGCCATGACCGGCTCGGTCTCCTGCTGCACCAGGTTGACGATCTGGGCCTGGGCCTTGGCATCGTCCTCCTCAATCAATCCATCGCGTACAGCGTCAGCCACAGCGCGGTGGCTTTCGGTGACGTAATACTGCAGCACATGGTTGCGCAGGTGCTCGATCATGGGCGGGATAAGGGTCTGGGCCATTACCGGGTTACCACCGAACACGGGGGACAGGATGAACGGGATGTGGACCATCAGGTGCGCGATCTGATCCTGGCGGGGCAGCACGAATATCTTGGACCCCATGATCGCGGCAATGTTCTCTGTGGCCGGGTCCATGTTCTCAGGCTCATTACCCTGCACCAGGATGTCGGTGGGGATCTTGAGCTGTTTGAGGAACATCTCCTCGACCTTGCGGGCATCGTACAGCTGGGGCTTGGCATCAGCCCTCTGCAGGACTGCCTGGGTCTGCGCGAACCGCTGGGCCTCGCTGAAGATGTTTGGATCCGACACCGGGATCACATCCATCGGACCCTGGAAGTCTTCGGGCGTCAGTTCAAAGTCACCAGCAGCGTCGATGTCTTCCTGCGTCAGGTAGTCGCGGTTGATCCTGTGGAGAACCTTCAGGACCATCGCCATAGCGTTGTGGAGCCGGCTGTGGATGCTGGAGAAGACCACCATGCCCTGCTCGATCAGGGCCAGTGTGGTGCCTACAGGGGCGTTTGGATTGCCGTCTGCCAGCTTCTCGAACGAGGTCTGGATGACACCCTTGCCTGCGTCGACAAGGAACCCCAGCAGGGAGAACAGGGTAGGGCTGGGTCCAGGGAACGGCAGCTGCATTACCAGCTTGCGGATGTCGTCCTGCATCGGGCCGCCTTCAATCTCAGCCAGCTGGGTAGGCTGCAGGTTAATGGTTTGGCCGTTGGGGCCGCCTTTCAGCTTCAAAGCGGTCGGGAAGTTCTGGATGTGGGACGAGTCCATCAGGGCACGCAGGGCGCCTGTGGCGGCTGTGGTGAGGCCTCCGATCAGGTGGGTAAGGCCGATTGGGTAGGCTCCACGCCATGGGATCATGGGGAACTCAACCATCCACACCAGCGATTCCTTGGTAGCGTCTTCGATATCCCAGTTGCGGTAGACGTTGATGGCCTGGCCGGAGTTCTCGTCGATGCTGATGATGTACGGCGCAGCGCCTTCACCCTCTACATCGGCAAGCACGTAGACCTCGTACACCACGCGCAGGCCGTCTTCGTTGTACTGGCTCATCGTCCGACCTTCGATCTTGTCGTTGGCCTTGGACGCCTTGGAGAACTCTGGCTCAGGTACTGATGTCAGGGCGATGTCACGGTACATGCCGGAGTCGATTCGCTGCTCGAACTCCTGCGCGGTAACGTACTGGCGGTGCGTCTTGCGGTTGGCTGTGTAGAAGTTGCTGGCAGCAAACGGGATGAACACATCATCAATTGGGACGAACTCGCATTCCACCCGGCGGCGCTCGTTGTTGCGCCAGAACTTCAGGTACTGGCCACCGCCCAGGGGGAGCTGTGTGGTCAGCTGCTCAAGCTCAGACCGGAAGGACTGCATCTGCTCGGTCAGCTGCCAGTTGAGGAAGTCAGCCTTGCGCTGGGCCTTGTCCAGCTTGCCCGAGGTCTTCTCGCCATACATCTTCGTGCGGACAGGACCATTCGGGGGCATCAGCTCTTTCATGACTCGAGCGGAGAAGTCCACGCAGCCTTCAATCAGCATCGGGTGGACAATCTTGGTGGCGCCAGAGAACTGGGCACCACCAGGCGCATCGTCACCCATGCCAGTGCGGCGCAGGCCTTCCTCGTACAGCTTGTCGCGCTTCTCGCGGGCCTTCTTATCGAGTTCGATCTTGTCCAGCAGGTCGTCGACGATGGTGGTCAGGACGGACTGGTCAACCTCATCCACGATGTTGGCAAAGTGTTCTTCGCTGCGGGCGAGGGTGCTCTCACCATCGTCCAGCGAGACGATTGCGCCACCGTCATCGGTGTCCTCAACGTCCGAGGCCTGCTCATCCATTTCGATGAACTCTTCGTCTGCATCTGTACGGTTCTCTGCCATGGGTCACCTATTGCTATGGTGTTGCAAGTTTGTTATCGTTCACGCCCTATTCACAGGAGGAACGCATGGAAATCTTTAGAGCTGCCACCGGCTGCATTGTTTATCTTGACCCCGACGAAGAAACCATGGAGCGATTTGACAAAGTCGCCCAAGGCTGCAGGGGTTTTCTATCGGCTAATCATCGCGGTTCTGAAGCAAGATTGCCGCAGCCGCAGCAGGAAGCACAGCCCCAGACTCCAGCGCCTGCTTCAGACCTTTGAGACCAGAACTGGCCAAGATTTGCCTGGCTCGCTGGATGTCTTCGCGCACAGCATATCCGGTTGTGCGCTGACTCTCCATGTCCCGCAAAAAGTTTGCTTCGGCCTTTTGCATCAGCGCAGGCTCAAGCGCCGCCGCAATCTCCTCATCCGCCAGCACATCGTTTAAGAATTTGCGCGTTGCGGCGCCAGTGCCAGGCTCGCGCCATAGCGGCTCATACTCTTCAAACACACTGTCCAGCCTTGCGGGCGTGATTGCCCCTTGCGACAGCATCGTGCCCTGCCTCGCAATGTCTTTTGCAGCCTGACCTGCGCTGGCCGCCGTTCTGGCCTCCCCTTGTGGCGAGAACGGGTTGTTGATGAATGACATTCCGGCGCCCGTATCGACAGGGAAGAATCCGTATGTCTTGGCCAGGTCGTCTAACCCAGTCATTTCGCCACGCGATGGGCTGCTCGGCATGTCGATGATCAGGCTTGTGCGTTCCGATGCCGGTGTGACCGCCAGCGGGGTAACTAGGTGGCCAGCCCCTGCATTTTGTGCGTCGATGTACGCTCTCGCGCTTTCGGCCCTGCTCATACGATCGAGAGCGCGAGCGCGATCCGCCTCTGTCGCAGGAAGCTGGAACGGAGCCGCCATGCCGGGATTGATCTCAAGACCTCCAGCCTGCGGCGTGAATGCGCCAATCATGCCCTGTGAAGGCATGGTGTCGTAGCCCATGGCTGCGTAAAGCGCGTCCTGGCCGTCTACGTTCCACGACGACCGCGGGTCGATGGTAAACAGCCGGCGCTGTTCAAAGGGCGCGTCAATCAGCTCCTCGAGATGACCAATGCCCCTGCCAGGCACTTGCTCATAGGTGCCATACGCAGTTGCTTGCTTTTTGCGACCAAGTGCTTCCGCAAGTCTTGCCAATTCACTTCTCATCTTTCGTTCCTCGCCATGTGCTGCAGGTAGCTCACCAATCCACCATCAGCGTAACCCGCGTATGTCTTGCCCGTCAGCACCAGATCACGCGCTTTTTCTGGCGAGACGTTTAGTCTTGCCGCCGTTTTCATAATCAAATCCGCCAGAATTTCCAGTTTCGGTGCACCGATCAGTGATTCGACGCCAGTGATTGGCGCCTCTGCACCCCAGAGTAACGCTTGGCCTGGGACGCCTTGCAGACCTACTGGCCCTGCTACCTTGTTGGCCCACCAGTCCTGCAGCTGCATGGCCTCCGGCATGCTCCACGATGCAACATCAGGCTCGTATAGGCCGGTCTTCTTATTGCGGACAAGATTACGCACATCAGGCAGACCAATTGCGCGGGAGAAATGCGCATCGCCCACGGCAAAGTTGCTTTGCGTGCCGAGTTCAGGGGGCATGGATGCCGTGATATATGCTGGCGTTTTTGCCTGTTGGCTAAGTTGAGCGGTATCAAGATACCTCAACGCCGGCTTCAGGTGTGATGTTTTGTGGCCCATGTGACCTGGCACGTTTCGCATGTCCAGAGGCGCGCCCGGAAGCCCCATCTTTCTGGCAAACCTGATGTAATCTTCTAGCCTACCTTCACGGTTCAGCCAGTTCATAGCACTTCCGCGGGTCAGTTCTGTGGCAACATCTGACTGCGCCGAATGAATACCTGTCAGCGTATTGAAGTCACGGAACATTTGCGCTGCGTCTTCAGGATCTGCCAGCTGTAGCAATCGCTGGTACGCCGGATCCATCATGTACCAGCCAATCATGCCGGGCCGCAGCGGGGAGTTTAGCGCCTCTGCAAGGGTGTCTTGCAGTCTTTGAGTATTCGCCGGAAGCATGATCGGACTTGCGTGAGCGGTGCCTTTGGGCTTTTTGGGTGCGCCAGGCGGAAGCCATACAGTAGGCTCACGGGCCATAGACATGTCGTACAAGTCTTCTCGTGTCACGTTGAAGAGCCGGCGCAACGCTTCACTTTCAGGTGCGACTTGCTCTGCAGCCGAACTTACAATAATGCGTGGGTTTTCAAATATTCTGGGGTATGTTTTACGGCCAGCGCCACGAATAGTGCTTCGGCCATAATTTGCCCTGCGTTGCGGTGATAGTGACTCAATAATTGAGTCGGGCAGCGCCAGTTCCCGCTCCACTGCGTCGGTGATGATGCTGCGCTCGGCATCAGGCATCTCTGCGCGGGCTGCAGTCTTGCCAGCTTTGCTTGCCGCTTCTCGCACTACAGGTCCGCCTGGAGCAAACTTCTGCGGCTCCATCAGCTCGTTGACCATAGACTCGATTCGAGCGGGATCGTACACCTGGCCGCCCTTTGCCATGCCGGGGAATGCCGGCGGGGTGTATGCCATGCGCTGTTCCATCGGTCGCGTTGGCATCTTGGCGGTCCGTGCCGGGGCTTTCGGCAGGTCGATCTCGGTGTTGCGGCGCAGCATCTGCATGAGGTCGTCATAGTCTGTCGACGCCTGTTGTACAGATTCGTCCTCCCTGAGCAGGGGCATGAGGGCTTCATTCAAGGCAAAGCCGCCCAACGTACCGCCGATGTAATTGGAGGCGCGAGGCTCGATGACGGGAACGATGTATTCCGGGACGGCCTCCAGCACTTGCCGGCCTGGAGACATTGCTCCCGCGGCTCGTAGAACCGGGGGCTGCGTAATCATTTCGCCAGCCAGTTCGCCAATGGTGACAGGCACGCTGTCTCCCATCACGCCATAACGATTGCGCCAGTCTTGAGATCCTCTGGCGTACTCTTTCATGGAGGCGTAGGAACCGGCAAGCGATTCCAAGTTCGGATCCCCACCCATTAACGTGTGTGCGAGCGCGGGCAGACTAAGAGCACCATGGACCAGTCCTGGGACAGGGATGCCGTACGGCTTTCCGCTCTTATCTCGTAATCTGCGCATGGCCAGGCTGTTCATAGCCGCTGCCTGCATGGCACGCGCTCCCATCATCATGTTTGGCAGCCCAAGCTCTGATTCGGGGCCATAGACTTTAGAAGCTGCAGCCTCAAGTGCGGCCAGCGCGTCTTTTACTTTGCTGTAATCGTCTTCCACAATACCACCCTCTTTCATGCCTGGCGCTTGCTCATCACGCAAGAGCTGCAGGAGATAGTCCTCATACTC